CAGCAATAGTCAACACGGTCTTACCCAAGCCAAGATCGTACGCAACAAGCATATGGCCCTGGGCACACATCTTATCTACGGCTTCAACCTGGTATGGATGTAAGCTACCTGTAAACACTATCCCTCACTAAATAATTGCGCTTTTGCCAAGTACACAATGTTTTGCATTTTCAAGACCTTTGAAGATCTCGTTGTCCACCATGCCGCCAATATCTTTTTGGTCAATGCCAAAATAGTTAAAGAACTTGCACTCAAAACCTGTCTTACGACTTAAGTCTAGCATACGTAAAGCTGCGGTACGTCCAGCGTCATCATTATCAAAAGCAAAGATTAACTCGTCTGCCTTGCGTAGTATGTGTAGCTGCTCAGGGCTGACTATTGCACCAAAGGTTGCTACACCTCCAGGTATGCCTGCAGCGTCTAAACGTACGGCATCAAGCGGACTCTCTACTACGATCATCTGCTTGTAGTCTTTATCCCGGCTATTGAACAGCGTCCTGCTCTTAGAAATACCTGTTGGGCGGTTCTTAAAATAACGGCCTGTGTATCCCTTTTCTTGCCAACCCATTAGATCGTTATCTTCCCAAGTACGGATGGGAAGAATCCAACGACTGTTACCTGTGTCCCAAAGAATTCCGTACCGGGCACAGGAGTCTTCTTTTAATAAACGAGAATCTAGAGCGTTCTTAGGTATAGTGCTAGAGTACAGCGCCAACCGAGCCTCACTCATAGGAACTGGCTTAGGTATAGCAATGTAAGAATCTTTGATTTCCTCCATTTGCTTTATAAGCATAGGCAAATCTATTTTTGAATTTTGACGCAACCATTCTTTAGCGCCATCAAGATCTAGCCTATTCCACTCAGTGTAGAACTCTTTTTGTTCTGCTACGAGAGTTAAAAGATTGCCTTTATATCCACAAGAAAAACAATGGTGAACACCTGTTTCAGTGTTGATAGACCAAGATGGATTTTGGTCTACCTTACCTGTACGCAATTCGTGTCCTGGGCATAAAGCCAAAATTTCATTGCCACGTTCGTTTTCAACCTCAATATTGAGATTAACTAAAACGGCTTTTATTTTGTCATCAGTTAATAACATTAGCTTTATTCCTTAACTTTGACCGTAGCGTTTCCCTTTGACGCTGCGTTAATCCTCCCCAAACACCTTGTAATTCTGGGTGGCGTACTGCATAGCTTAAGCATTCTGTAATAAAGTTGCAACTATTGCAAACTTCTTTTGCTGCAGCTATCCCGGCACGATCAGATGGATGTGGAAAAAACATGTCGGGATTTTCTACCGTCATACATGCCTGTTCACCTTCAAAATTGGGACCAAAGTCCATGACTTCCTCCTAGTCAGTATATTTATGTAAAAGCCAAATAAGGCTTAAAAGTATTGCGCTTAATATTATTGATTTCATGGGTTTGTATACTCCTGAAACTTTCCGTTTTCCCAGTCCCACAGTAATTCTGTTTCTACACGACCGCAGTTACGGCTGGCTTCGACACGGAATAAACGTGACGAGTCATCCTCTGGATCTTGCCGTTCAAGGGCGAGTATCACGTCAGCATCCTGGAAGAATGATGATGAGTAACCAATGGCTCCAGCAGAGACACGGTTCTTCTTCATCTTCCATTCCAGTACCTGGGTGGTAACTACGATCGGTTTCTTTGTCCTCTGTGCAAGGCGCTTCAAGTTACGAGTGATGTTGGTAAGTGCTAAAGCATTGTTTTGCTCGCCGCTAACCTCATCAAGCATAAGATAAACACCATCCACAAATACTACGTCGGGCTGTAGTTTCTCAATCTTAGCAGAAAGGCCTGACACAGTTTGAGCAGATGATGAATCTGTCAAATAAAAGTTGTGCATGTTTTCCATGCGCTTTAGTGCTTTCTGGTAACGAGCTTCTTCGTCCGTCTTTAAACCGCCACGTGTAAGGCGGGCATGAGAGATATTTGAGCGCATTGCATCGTGACGAGTTTGCTGCTCGTGGTTACTCATCTCAAAAGACTGGAACATAGGTACAAACCCGTCTTCGTGAAGGTTTACAGCGGTTTGTAATGCAACAACTGACTTACCTGTTTTAGGTGGGGCAATAATTACAATTAACTGTCCTGGCTGCAGACCTGCAGTTGCCTGATCAATTAAAGTAAACCCCGTAGCCATTCCTAAAAGTCCGTTTGGTCGAGTCTTTACTGCAAGATACTCGTCATACCGATCCATGGGTTCTGTAGTTAGGTTGATATCAGTAGTTACTGACATACCCTCATCAGCAATCTTTGCAACACCGGAACTCATCATATTGATTGCAGCTACGTGGTCTCCGGAAGCAATAGCCTCTGCAGCATCTTGTACAAGAGATATTGCTTTTTGCCGCTTGCGATATTCAACCAACTGGTCAAGTAAATACTCAACAGAATCTTCTACAGCAAGAAGACGATACGTAGGAAAATTATCTTTAACTGTTACGGCCGTTGGAACCTCAGAGTACTTTTTCCAATGGTTAAGAATAAACTTCCAAACAGATCGGTTTTCTTCTACATAAAACCAATCTTCTGCAAGACCGTATTCTAGGATCTCAGTGATATCACGTGTGCGAATAGCACGGCTTATCAACCGTAGTTCATTGTCAGCAGCCATTAAACCCTCCCGAGGTCGTAGTACCAACTACCATACCTTAGTCCACGACTAGGTATGTCAATTACGCATACTAAATCATTACGATAGGGTAACTCGGCTACCAAATCAGAAACAACATTATATGCCTTACCATATCTAAATGGATTAGTACCTAAGTTGTCAAGGTCTTCCATAACCTCATCAATTTCTTTTTGAGAATATCCAAAACCTACAAGCTCTAAAACAAATCCAGTATAGCTGGTGTAGTTCCAAAACCGTGAAAGCATGCCACGGTTGTATGTAATATCTTCAGACGTTGTAGGAATAATTCCAAATATTTTTTTAAATATTGGTTTCCGGTCTAAAAAACAATCTATTGTAACAGCTGCCCTGCGAGGAACCTCGTTACTTAAATCCCCTCCTTGCATTCCCTAAGCCTCTATGTATCCGTATTTAATTACAAAGTCACGGAATGATTCGTTAGATTCTTGGGCAGCATCGCTTTCTTTTTGAGAAGCACGTGATGAAACTTTTAACGGATACACGCCATTATTACGTTTTGCCCTGGAGACAACAGTACGAGTATGTTTACATACCGTACGTGACTCAAAACCTGGGCATGTGCATCGAACTTCGTCGCTACCCAGATCTATCTCTACCTCAAAAACTCCGCGTGGTGATAAAAAGAATTGAACCGTACGCCATTCAGCTGCAGCCATTGTTTTATCCTTCATTCTTCCTACGATCTCCCTCTTCTGAAACTATATTAATTGGTAGAAAAGCTTCGTGTGCAAAACTTTCCATTGGTTGTCCGTAAACTTCACCCCAATTTTTTAATGGAACATTTGTTGTAACTATAGTCGGTAGTCCTGCATTATACCGAGCCCTAAGAACAGCATCAAAAGTGTTCTCAGCCCAGCCAGACGCAGTTCTATGCTCTTTCCCCAAATCATCTAAAACTAGGAGACTGACATTATCTGAACCCGTACCTTCACCATACACGTTTTCCATAAGAGCGGAGTCTAATCCGTCCTCATCTTTCCATGCACGTTGTTGAATACGTAAGAGTTTAGGATAGTCTACAAATAGTGCCGGTTTTTTAGCAAATGTTTCAGTTGACCCCCAAAGTTCAGGGGACGACTTTCGTAAGATTTCCTGTACTACTACACTAGCAAGAGTAGTCTTCCCGTGTCCTGGCATTCCGACTAATAGTAGACCCAAGCCACACTTAGATGACCCCCTAGCCTTGATTATTTGACCGTCTAAGACCTGACCTATCCATTTTTCTAGGGTAGCTGTAGGCCCATTTTTGTATGGGCGAAGATCTTCAAGAGTTAACCCAATAAACCGCTCCGGTATACCAGATTGGTTAATCTGGCTCCTAACCGAAGG